CTTCCAGCGTTCGCTTACGGAGGAAGTGCTTCACACAAAAACTAAACTAGACTTATAGTATTGGAAATACCACTATAATCTGTGTATCACTTCTTTATAGGCTGGTTTAAATCTGATGTCGACAATAAATAGGAAAAATCAGCTCATGTTTTGTTGTATAACGTTACTTTTCTCAATGTTCTCTAGAACCTCGTCGATGAAAAGCGAACGATAGTGCGGACATTCCAGTACCCCCTTTTCTTTCGCTTCCCGGTACACCTTGGAGAACAGTTTTGCTTTCTCCTTGTCGGTGGTCGGCAACTTATCTATGGGAGTGGTAAGAAACCGACACCCCCAGCCTTTGCAGGTAGGGGTGAGTTGGCAATAGTCTGTTCCTTCACAAGTGGACGCACATTGAGATATTATGGTTTTCATTTGTCTAATTTTACAGCTATACCTTCAATGATATATTGGTCTTTATTTAAATTGTTCCCTTTTAGGTTTATGATGGATGGCGTTTACTACGAAAGTTGGCAATGGATTGAACTACTATACTTAGCCAAACATAATCTAATATTCTCTATAATAGTCATATCACAAATCTCCCTTTAATGCACTATCTTTGATTTCTGCTATCATATAACAATCTCTCAGTATCTTTTCAACCTTTTTCAGATCTTCATCAGTGGTTTTAGGTCCCATCATTATTTCTAAATCTTCTAAGGCTTCTTGTTTTAATGGAATATAAAGAGCTTTTTCGCTCAACTCCATTCCATTTTTATAGGCAGCGCCAAGAGCCAACGGAAAACTCAAAGGGTGACTGCTCATTAAGGCTGGTTCAAACGGTTGTGCGTGAATAATGAAACGGCTTTCGTTCTGTAATGCCCATTCTCTTTTCTTGTAAATACCAATATTGTCATATTTAAACGCAAATCCTTGATCAAAGCATTTGATAGCTTCTTTATAATATGGCTCAATATTTTGTTCATATTTCACCTCAACAAGATTAACTTTATTAATATAAGAACTGACTACAAAATTTTCAAAATAATATTCCCTATTATTATAAAATGACCTATTAACAGTTCCCACATCGTAAGTTTCAAACATATCCTCATCCAAACTTATCCTTACACCTTTATTTCCCTTTCCGTATCGATTCCATAAATCAATATTTTCCACTTTCAGCTTAGTCCAACAACTTACAAAAGTATATTTGCCTAATTTAATATTCGTATCATAAACTGTTGAGTCATATTTATATTCGGCTTTATCATCCACTTGATCTAAACGATTAAATTTTATACTTTTGTTCTTGAGAATCATTTCTAATGCTTCAATAGAAGTATAATGATGTATTTTCATACTTAGAGCTAATATAAGTTTATCCTATTTTGTTTGATTTTTGAAAATTATTTCCTTTATATCTGATGCAATTTCTTCAAACCTGTCTTGAGCCTCCTGATATGCATCGGTAATTTTTATATTTTCAGTCCTCACACTTTGAGCCTTTCTTATATTTTCATTATCATCATTTTTTATATACTCGGATATTTCATTATCGTCAAAACTCTTAATATCTCTGTATAGGTTTTCTAAATTATACATTATTAAAGTGATTAATTTATGGTCATTAGCTGTGGCAGCATATTTCATGGCACAATACCAAGATAAAAAAGCTGAAAATGGTTGTTTTTTTGAAATTACCATAGCCTGAACTATATTAATATAGCTCTGCAAAAAATTAAATTGAAGATTGTTGTCTGACCGTGATTTTTTTAATTCGTTTTTTGTTTGCGATATTAGGACTTCTAATTCTTGTTGTTTAGATGATATTTGGATAATGTGATTATTATACTGATTATTAGAATCTTGTATCTTTTTACTTATATCTATAAAATTATAGATTTGGAATCCTACAATTATAGTTGCACATATACCCATTAGACCTCCTATAGCTCCTATAAACGAATCATTTGTTATAGCAGTTCCGTGTTGAATAGTAAAATACAATGAAACCCAAACGCCTATTGATGAAACGATGGATATTGTGGACAACAAGGTAGACCATTTACTATGGCTTGTATTAATATTATTAGAAATAGAATTTTCATTCCCGTTAATATTCACTCCTGAAACATTGCTGTTGGATATATTGCCTGATTTTTGTTTCATAGTTTGTTTTCAATAATGGATATAAGCCTATCAATTTGTTCTTGGAACTTCTCTGTAGTTTTCTGATTATTTTCTACTATCTTGAGCAAAGTGTTATACGCATTAGGGTTGATATGTATTTCTCTACCATTTACATTTACCCCTGAAACATTACTATTAGATATATCCCCAACGCATTGCACTGGTTTCAGCATATTCCCTTTTTCGTTAATAATCCAATCTATGTTCAATTCAGGAAATGTGTTAGAAATTAATTCTAATTTCTCTTTTCTAATACTATCTCCCACCTTGGAAACAAATCCATTCCCAAGCCCGCATAGCGACTCAAATCCTTTGTTTGTAAGATTTTTGTAGCTTATAAACTCTTGAAGTCTATCCCTCACACTCATATTAATAATTATTAAAATAGAAATTATTTCTATTTATTGGTGTTTGTATTAGAAATTATTTCTATCTTTGCAACGTCAACGTCAACAACGACTACAAAATAATGAAAAATAGTTGAGTTGGCAAAATTAAAGTAATACCTAAAAAGGAGTAAGACAATGAAAAAGTACGATTTACACAAGATTATGAAAGCGGCTCACGAGATATACAGAAAGTATTTCAAGCTATACCAGCTTACTCACGGTGTACAGACCTTCGGTGATTGCTTGAAACTCGCTTGGGCTGACGAAAAGAAACGTGTTGCTGATGAAGAAGCGAGAAAGGCTGAGAAAGAAGTAATGAAAGCAGCTTTGGTACGACCGGAAAGAAGAAGTTCTTATGATTACTGCAACGCTCCAGCTTCAGCTTACTACAATCAGAACAGCAAAGGGGCCTTCGGTTCCCGTTACGTAGGCGATTAAGATAATTATTCGCAGAAAAGGCAGCTACATATACCATGCAGAACAGCTGTACGCTTAACATGAATACTTGCGCAAGTGGCGTGCAAAGCCTTGCATGGGCGAATTGAAAGATTCTCCGTCCGGTCATTGAGCCTACCCTTTGATGGGAGACGGAGAACGAGATGGAGTGATTGCCCTAAGCAATCCGTTCCAGAAAGCGATACTGGCGCTTACCCTCAATCCCAGCATAGAGGACGCGAGAGATACCCGGAGTAGCAAGAATTTGCGATGATGTCTGAATGGAAGTTCAGAACGAGCGAAAGATTTGCAACGGTGCGAAATAGGAAGCCGACATGCCCCGAACGGTCATGCAGTGAAGTACAGTAGCTGATAACTCCGGTGGGAAGAGCAGAGAGAGCTTATCGGGGCACGAATATTAATCGAAAATAGAGAGAATATGAATGAAATAATAGATTACATTAAGGATTCACCAATCGAGTATGCGATTGATGCCTTGTCTGTAAATTATGTGATACAGACTATTGTTCAAATGGTACTGTTCCCCTTTGTGCTATACTTTTGTTGGAGGGTTTTTAAAAAGATACTTCGTAACATGAAATAATTAACAGAAACTCCTTACAATAGTATATGTAACCAATACGATGATAAACAGCAGGAATGAAACATACGAACATCCTTCACAGAATACGAAGATTTTTCTTTTTGGTATGCTTTCATATACGTAAGCTTGACCGTGCGGTAATTCCCCGTTATGATATTTTCTTAGGTATTCCCGATAGGTGCGCACAGCTTGATTGCTCAACACTCTATTCTCGTATAAAGATATTCCAGAGAAAAGGATACAGAGTGCATTTACGCATATTGCAGTCACAAGGAGAAGCTTGTTGCAAAGACTGTCCTCTGAAGGACTGCTTAAAGAAATGATTACTGCAAAGGTGGTTGAAGCTACCATTAAAAGTGTTGTTTGTATTTTGAATACCCATTCTGTTCGTTCATCCAGAGAACGCATGTAGAGTCTGATTAGATTTCTTTCACTACTCATGCTTACTTAATTTTAAATGTGGCAATGCAAAGTTAAGTAAATCTCCCGAATAAAGCGTGATGCCGCCAATCGGATTGGCTCGGGAGAGCTCAAATACTAATCATTAAAATTTTATAGCGATGAAAAAGCGAATAATCACAGAAAACTACACTCCGGCTTTGAGAGATATGGAGGTAGGGGAAGTTCTAACTTTTCCGGTTAAGGCGTATAATTCCATAAAGGGGACAATTATCCCCCGATTGAGATTGGAGTTCTGCGTTGAGGATGCTGACTGGAAAGTAGGGGAGGTTGACAAGAGGAAAGGTATTTTTGATGTGGAAAGGGTCGCATGATGATTTCCCTTTCTCCTACGGAACTGCTTGTCGCGAATGAGTACTGCAAGGGGCTTGCCGACAAGGAGGTGGCGGGCAATCTGAATAAATCGGTTTGGACTGTCAAGACCCAGAAAAGAACGATATACCGGAAGTTGGGTATTTCCAAAGATACGGAACTGCTTCTGTATATGATTTGCGATAGGCTTAAGCGTGATTTTGACTTGAAGGAATTGCGCAGGCACGGGCTTGAATTCCTATTCTCCATTCTATTCTTATTGATGCAGGTCACTTGCAATGATATTGATTTACGGAGAATGAGAATACCATCACGGGTACGGACAGCTATGCGATATATAAGGACTGGCCGAAAGAATAATAACGACTTTATTTTTTAACGGTATGATATACGAAGTGAATGGTGATTTACGCAGTTCCATGTTGATTGACGGGACAGCGGAGGCGAGATTAGCAGACATCCTCACTATTATGGATTCTCGCACTTTTCCAAAGAGAGAATCTGAAAAAATAGTAGGAGGTCCGGGCAGGTTAAGAGTGTTGGTAAATACTCAAAGAGTGAGAGTTGAGTATAAATCTAATGGGAGAAGCTATTACAATGCTTCGGATGTGTTGAGCTTTGCAAAAGTAAGAAAGGGAAAGAACAATGAAAAGAAGAATCATTATAAACGTGCTACTGCTTAACGTATTGGCACTACCATGTTTATTGATGTTTAATGATGTAGACTCGGTAACGGGAGACTGGAATTATGGTATAAACCTTTTTGGCCTAGTGTATTCGTATTGGTTTTATCACAATGTCCTGAAAAAGGTGTTCAAGATATAGACCTCAGCGGAGGAAGTGTTTCACACATAATTAGATTGATTTAGAATTAGACATGGGAGTTGTCTCTACTCGTGAGAGCAGGGACAGACACGGGCAATTAGCTCAGCTTGGTAGAGCGGTACATGTAGTTAGTATTGGTAATTTGTCATGGTATTGTTTAAAGGTTTCATGTACAGGTCGCGGCGTTCAAATCCCGCATTGTCCACAAGCTTTTTATTGTTTAATCTATAATTCCGTTGTAAAGGACAACGTGAGGTGAGAGTCCTCATTTAAGTTTTTATTTTGCTTTTGTTTTAAGTGACTATCCCGGTGTGGCTTGACCGCCTATCCGGGAGCAACTTTATTGACCTGCCTGCCCAGTCTGTGAAGATATGGTAGGCAAATATGGGCGTTCGGTGTAATGGCTAACACAACTCATTTGAGGAGATTGGCGGTTCGAGTCCGTCAACGTCCACAATCCAAGAGAGGGTTATTTAGTAGTTTTGTCGTGTTTTATTTTTTGTTTGTGTTTCAAGGTGAACGGTTTGTGAAAATAGTTCACCTATTCTGGGAACGTAGCTCAGTGGATAGAGCACCGTGTGTGGTGGAAGGTTGAGAGTTCGATTCTCTCAAGTAGATTCTTAGCTTAATGGGAGAGCACCACAAGCGGCGGTCGGTGGTTCGAATCCATCCGTTTCTACAAGCCTTTATGAGAGAAAATCCGCTTTTAGTCCGAGAGTAGGGCGAAGATAGCGCAGGGAATCATCCGCGCAGCATCGGTTAGCCGTTGACTCTATCTGAAAGGTAATGCGAAATCGGATAGGATTAGGAGTATTTGTCGTTTGCGCCCCGGAGAATACGCTTCGGGGCTTTCCTTTGGCTATTTTTTTATTAACCACTTTAATATTTTCTATTATGGGACTTATCAAAAGACCTAACGAGCTGACCGTTAAGACTACCTTGTCAGCACTGATTTACGGCCAACCTGGCATGGGAAAAACAACTCTTGCATTATCGGCTCCCAATCCGGTATTGTTCGATTATGACGGCGGTATTCACCGTGTCAATGCCGCCCATCGTGTACCGACCGTCCAGATTACAAGCTGGGACGAGACGAACCAGGTACTTTCGTCCGAAGAAATCAAGGAGTTTTCCACTATTGTGATTGATACTGCCGGAAAGATGCTTTCTTTTATGGATAAGGCGATTATGGCAGCGAATCCGAAGATGAAGAAAGCGGATGGTACCCTTTCCCTGCAGGGTTATGGAGTACGTAAGAACATGTTCATCAACTTCGTTAATCAAGTCACACTCATGGGCAAGTCTGTTATCTTCGTGGCTCATGAACGGGAGGAGAAAGTAGGCGACGAAAAACAGATACGTCCGGAGATTGGCGGTTCGTCCGCAGGTGACTTGATTAAGGAGCTGGATTTGGTCGGCTATATGGAGGCTATCGGTAAGGACAGAACGATTTCTTTTGACCCCTGCGAGAAGTTCTACGGGAAGAATACTTGTAATCTTCCTTCACGTATCAAAATTCCCGTAATCATTGATGAGTCTGGTACCGTAACGGGTGAGAATGATTTCATGACGAAAATCATCAGTACTTATAAGGAGTATCAGACGAAGCAGACGGAACTATCTTCCGAATATGATGCGGTTCTTGATGCTATCCGTGACGCAGTGGAACAAGTGACTGATACACAATCTGCCAATTCTGTTCGGGAAGCTTTAGATACCATGACGCATATCTTTGACAGCAAGGTACGGGCAGGCATGATGCTCAATGAGAAGTGCAAGAGACTTGGCTTGAAGTTTAACAAACTCAGCAAAAAGTATGAACCAGCAGCCTAAATACAGATTCTACCCGTCACTGCTTGATAAATTCGAGCAGTATTTACGGGCTGATGAACAAGTAGAGAGCTTCTGGAATGTCGATAATGAAACGGGGGAATATAAGAAAAGTCCGGAAGTAATTGAAGCGGAGCTGAAGCAAAGCCTACTTGATGCGATAAACCGTGTCCCGTTTGAGAGTGAGGCTGCTGATAAAGGAACGGCCTTTAATGCTGTCATAGACTGCTATATCCACAAGAAAAAGCATATACCAAGCGAACGGGAGCCATACACCATTATCGGTGATGGAGAAACGAATACCATTCAGGTATATTTTCCTGCTACTGATATCGCGCCAGAGCGTAATTTCTTATTTGACCGTAGCTGGTGTATAGAGCAGTCGAAGTATTTTTCCGGTGCATTGTCCCAAGTCTTTGTGTCCGCAGTCATTCCCACTCGCTATGGTGATGTGGAGCTTTATGGGTATATAGATGAGCTCGTTCGTGATACTGTATATGATATCAAGACAACATCTAAGTATGATTTTGGCAAGTATGAACACGGCTGGCAGCGCCATGTATATCCTTACTGTCTGATTGCTTCCGGTCAGATGGAAAGCGTGAAAGCGTTTGAGTACACTGCCTATCAGATGAAGGGCGGTACCAGCCGGACGCCACTAATTAGCGGAACGCAATACCCGGAATACTACACTTATAACCATGAACAGACGATTAAGCTGCTTACGGCACACTGCGAGCATTTCATAGAGTTTTTGGAAGCAAACCGAGACATTATTTCTGATAAAAAAATCTTTGGATTAGAGTAATGGCACAAGAAGCAATTCTGGAAAAGGTCAACGGCGAGGTACACATAAGCAAGTCTTTTGACTTCATGTGTTCCCAGCTTCGTAATGGTCGGTATCGTGTAAAAATCGAAAGGTTCACAGAGCCAAGGACGCTGTCACAGAATGCGCTTATGTGGTTGTGGTTTACTTGTATTGAGCAGGAGACCGGGACGGACAAGCAGGATGTACACGATTACTATTGTAACCGCTTTCTCAGAAGGACTTCGTATTTCAGAGGAAAAGAAATGGTCATTGCCGGAAGCACATCGAAACTCAATACAGTGCAGATGACTGACTTTCTAAATAAGGTTCAGGCCGATGCTGCTGCCGAACTGGGAATAACGCTCCCTCTTCCGGCTGACCGTTACTATAACGAATTTATCAACGAATATAAAGACAGGAGGTAGAAATGAATATCACCAAAGCAAAAATCACGAAAGACAACACGCTTGTTGCCTCTTTCAAGAACGAGAATGAGGACAATGTAACCATTGAGGGAAAGAATCTTATCCATAAGGATTTGCGTGCAGCGTTTAACGAATTGATTCCTCACCTTGCTTTCCTCTGTGAGCAGAAAGAAGCTGATGGAAAGGACTACATAGATGAACTGCCGGAAGAAATCTTCTCTACATTCGAGGTCACGGGCTACACAGTTAGCGGTTCGGATGACAATGAAGGTGTGGTATTGGTTGGAAAACGTTTTCTTAAAAGTAAGAAGGTGCTTAACCTTATAGCTCCGTTTACCATGTTCAACAATGAGAACGAGGAATATAAGCATGCATTCGAACTGCAGCAGGCAATTGAGGCATGTATTTATGAGGTGGAACAGTATCTTACCGCTAAGAAATGGGCGGTAGTCCAGCAGGAACTTCCGTTCGATGGGGATATTCCTACGGACATTGCAGCCGACCCGGTGGGAGATGCTGCATTTGAAGAGGAAGCGAATGAGTTCCTTAAACAAGTAGTGGAACAGAGTGGCACTACTCTGACGATTGACGGGAAGAAAGTGAAGCCGAGAAACAAAAGTAAAAAAGTGAAGATTAAAGAGCCGGCAGCTTGATATGGCAGCACCTTTTTGTATCACCAAATATCCGGACGGCTTCAAACTGAAATTCATGTATCATCCGATGTTGGTTAAATGCGTGAACAATATTCCATCAGTCAAGGCTAACGCAAAGAAAGCATATCTTTTCAATGAAAAGGCGTGGTGGGTTGACTTGGCTGATGAATGGTATGTTGATACAATGGCGAAATGGGCGGTACAGCAGGGATTCTGCGGTTCCGTGCAACGGTCGGAGCAAAGAAAGGCTGATATAAGCTTTGACATTGCTCCGATGCCGCAGCTGACCGTTCCCCACGGATTGCTACTTGAACCGTACGATTACCAGAAAGAGGGCATAGCCTATGCTCTGGTCCATAAACGGTGTATCTTCGGTGACCAGCCGGGACTCGGTAAGACCTTGCAGGCAATAGGCACGGTGACGATTGCAAAATCCTATCCGTGCCTTGTTGTATGTCCGGCAGCACTTAAAATAAATTGGCAGCGTGAGTTCAAGAAATTTGCTGGAAAGCAGGCGCTAATCCTTGATGACAAGAACAAAAATACTTGGCAGCGCTTCATTGAAACCAAGTGTTGTGACATCTTCATCACTAACTACGAGAGCCTGAAAAAGTTCTTTGTATTGGATGTGAAGAATGATACGCGGTTTACGCTGAAATCAATCACCTTTGACCCACGTATAACCCTTTTCAAGTCTGTAATCATTGACGAGTCGCATAAGTGCAAGTCTACCAAGACCCAGCAGAGCAAGTTTGTTGAGGGCATTTGTAAAGGCAAGGATTTCATTCTTGAACTGACGGGAACACCGGTAGTAAACGATAATACTGACCTTATACAGCAACTCAAGATAATGGGACGGTTGGAGGATTTTGGAGGGTATAAGACATTCACCGAACGTTTCTGTAATGGGCCGAAGAAAGCCTCCAATCTAAAAGAACTGAACTGGCGCCTCTGGAATACCTGCTTCTTCCGGCGTGAAAAAGCCAAGGTATTGACCCAGCTTCCGGACAAGACGAGGCAGTATATTGAGATGGATATCACTACGCGGTTGGAGTATGAAAAAGCGGAAAACGACCTCATACAATATCTGCGTGTCTACAAGAATGCGGATGATGAGAAGATAGCCAAGTCCATGAGGGGCGAGGTGATGGTCCGCATGGGAATATTGAAAGCCATTTCTGCGCGTGGAAAAATCAAGGCGGCTGCCGAATTCATACATGACGTGATAGACGGTGGGGAAAAGCTGATTGTCTTTGCCTACCTGAAAGAAGTGGTAATGGAGCTGAAGAATATGTTTCCGAAAGCAGTGACTGTTACCGGCGAGGATAATGCTGCCCAGAAGCAGATGGCTGTGGATGCTTTCCAGAACAATCCGGATTGTACGTTGATTATCCTTAACTACAAATCGGGCGGTACCGGGCTCACCTTGACTGCTTCCAGCCGTGTAGCCTTCATCGAGTTCCCATGGACTTTTTCTGACTGTGAGCAGGCGGAAGATAGGGCACACCGTAATGGGCAGAAGAATAACGTCAACTGTTACTATTTCCTTGGCAGGAATACCATTGATGAATACATGTATGGTGTTATCCAACGGAAGAAAGGCATAGCTAACGGTGTCACCGGAACGGACGATGTGGTTAAGGAGAATGTGGTAGATATGGCTATGGACTTATTCAAAGGTAAATTATGAGAAAAAGACAGACTACACCGCAATCGGAAAGTCAGATACAGCATAGCTGTCTGACTTGGTTCCGGATTCAATACCCGTCTTTGAGTCTTATGTTGTTCGCCGTTCCCAACGGAGGAAAGCGTGATGCCAGGACTGGAGCACAAATGAAGTACGAGGGAAGTGTAAGGGGTGTTTCCGATTTGATACTGCTTGTACCTAAGAAAGGATTTTCCGCTCTTTGCATCGAAATGAAGAGACCGAAAGGGAAACAAAGCGAGGAGCAGATAAGATGGCAGAGAGAGGCTGAAAAGTTCCGAAATAAATATGTGGTATGCCATTCTCTTACTGAGTTTATGAATGAAGTCAATTCTTACCTATTATGAACTATATTGAGCTAATAAAGAACTTCTGGTTGCAACATAACGCATATTCGCTAACTGTCACAGAAACCGCTTTGTATTTCTACCTGTTAGAAACTAACAACCTCTGTAGGTGGGCGAATACGTTTAACCGTAACAATGGTAAAGTTCTTGCAGACCTTAGCATAGCCTCTCTAAAGACTTTGTCAAATGCTCGGAATAGATTAAAACAAGTAGGATTGATTGACTTCAAAACGAAGAATGGAAGCCCGAATGTAGTGTACACCTTGGTAAAATTTACCGAGGTTGGTGCCGAGGTTGGTGCGCAGGTTGGTGCCGAGGTTGGTGCCGAGATAATAAAACATAAACATAAACAAAAACAGGTGGGTAATTCTGGCGAGTTATTCCCACCGGACCAACCTCCGAAAAAGAAACCTCCGAAACCCAAGGTAGAGTTCATTCCACCTACCGCCGAAGAGGTGAAAGAGTATTTCCGTGATAAACTTCCCGATTGGGAACTGCAAGCGGATATTTTCTACAATCACTTTTCCGGTCTCGGTTGGAAAACTGCTACCGGTGCCAAGGTGGAACGTTGGGACAGTCGGGCCAATCTTTGGATAATCGAGAAAAAACAACAGGACAATGGAAAAACAGAAAATCAATCCCAAAGACAAAACAATCGGGATGCTGATAAGGCAGCAAAGGCAAGAAACCTCCTTGACGAATATGCAGCCATCGAGCAGGGAAGTAATGCTATCAGCCATCAAGGAGAAATACCCGACCTTTAGTAAGGCTTCTGCCGTATATTCGACATCACTCCAGTCTATGCTTCTTGCAGATACCGAGAAAGCGTACAGCGAGAAGTCTCCCACGCTGTCAGACCTTGAACGGATGTACGGATATGGTTCCTCGTCTCTGTGGGTAAAGACGCAGTTACTAACCATTGATTTTGCTTCCTCTACGAAGGAGGGGGCCGATGAAAATGCCTTGAGTGAATTTTCACGGCTGTTCGTTAGGCAATACCACTACATCAAACTGACGGAGTTCATATTGTTTGTCGCACGGTTCAAGCTGGGAAGGTATGGTAAGTTCTATGGTTATTTCGATACGATAACCGTTGGCGAAGCATTTCGGAAATTTCTTCGGGAACGGTCAGATGAACTGGATATTATCATTCGTCGACGCAATAACCAAGCTTTGGAGGAACAACAAGCTCCGGTAAAACGGAATCACCAACCGCCCGACGACTTACGGGCAAAACTGAATTTGAAATGAAAGAGACCAAACTGATAGCGACTATTCTGTCAATCCTGGCAGTATATGCCGCTTTTTATTTTGTCTGCTACTGGATAGCGGACTATTGTTTAAGGAGTTATTTGTAACGCAATTATGGAAAACAAAACTTTCAAGGACGTAATCAAAAATCATCTTGACGGACGTGCTAGGACTGACGAACTGTTCGCCAAGTCCTACGCAAAAGAAAACAAGAATTTGGATGAGTGCTGTTCCTACATCATGGGCGAGGCGCGGAAACGGGGTAATGCTGTAGCCATGACAGACGAGGAGGTATTCGGGATGGCTATCCACTATTATGATGAGGATGACATCAAAGTGAGCAAGATGCCTGCTGGAACCTGTGCATCCATCTCCACATTTCAACCCGTAGAACTGACGGAAGAGGAGAAGAAAGCGGCTCGTGAAGCGGCGATAAAACGTTTGACCGAAGAGCAATATGCATCGCTTAGGAAAAAAACGTCACGAGCAAGGAAAGGAGCAACTGAAGTACAACAGATGTCATTGTTCTAAATTATGGATGGTATTCTGTCTGGTAAGATTTGCCCTTATTGTGGTAATCGTACCGAATATGTGGATAGTTCTGTTATTTATGGACGTTCTTACGGGATGATATATCTATGCTGGGATTGTATGGCTTATGTCGGTGTGCATAAGGGTACAGACCGAGCGTTAGGACGACTGGCAAATACAGAACTAAGGGAAGCCAAGAAAAAAGCCCACTTCTACTTTGACCAAATAGCTAAGACCAATCTTATCAATAAAATTTGGAAGAAACATATCCCCAACACTTCAAATAGGAATAAAGCTTATTTGTGGTTATCTATTCAATTAGGAATACCACATGAAGTTTGTCATATTGGTATGTTCGATGTGGAAGATTGCAAGAGAGTTGTTGAACTGTGTAAACCATTGATAGGACAATGAAACCGAGGACGAAATTAGAGAAGCACTCAGTGGCATTGGCAGGCAAGTTACCGCCATTGACGGATGCGCAACGGAGATATGCCATTTCTCTGTTCCCTCAAGTGGGTTACTACTTGAAGAAAGGTGAAGTGTGGTGCCAGTGTTGCGGCTATATCGACACGGTGAGTAAACCGATGCTGGCTGTGTCGTTGGAAATGGAATCTCACATTTGCCCGAACTGCGGGAAATCATTGAATTTGGAACACAGACATGGCAGGAAGGCCAATTCCGAAGAAAAGCTTTATTCGGTAGTGCAATCCTTTCGTGGCATGATGGTAGTACGGACGTTCGATGTACTGCGTGATAATGTGTACGGTTGCGATACCCGTATGTACATCCATGAGGTATTCCAGAATTGGATAACGGATGACGGCAAGGAAGTGATAACCGGGAAGAAATACACCCGTAGCCCGTTTCATTTCAGTTGGGATTACGCTAGCAAGACAGATGCCAAGCAGCACAACGGAAGTGCTTCCGGGTATTATGAGATGAACGATGTCTTTGATGTGACGGGAAATTTTCTCTATCCGCGTGCATCAGTCACTTCCTTGCTTCGGCGCAACGGCTGGACCAATAGGATTCTGAGACTGCCACGGGTTTCGGTAGTGAACGCTATATGTCAGCTACTTACCAACCCTTTAGCCGAGAATCTGGTAAAGACCGGGCAGTTGTCCGTCTTTGAATACATGTTACGTAAGGGCAACTACGAGATACCGTTCCGTCATGCGTTGAATATCTGCAACCGGAACCGTTACATCATCGAGGACGCTTCTTTATGGTTCGACTATCTGGAAGCGTTGTCCTATCTCAACCTTGATACCCATAATGCCAAATATGTTTGCCCTTCCAATCTTCGGGAAGCGCACGACAAGATGATGGAGCGCAAGCGCAGGGCGGAGGTGAAGCGTAATGCAGAGAAAAGACGTAAGGAGGCTGCTGAGTGGGAGAAGGTGTATAAGGAGGATAAAGGGAAGTTCTTCGGTGTGTGCTTCAGTGATGGTGAGATAATGGTGACGGTGATAAGCAGTGTTGCCGAGATAGCGGAAGAAGGTGCGGCAATGCACCATTGCGTATATGACAATGGCTATTACAAGAGGCCGGATTCTCTGATACTTTCTGCAAAGGACACCGAAGGGAAACGCATCGAGACTGTGGAACTGAATTTGAAAACTTTGAAAGTAGAGCAGTCAAGGGCGGTATGCAATGGTGTTTCGCCTTATCACAATCGTATCATTGGTCTTGTGGAGAAGAATATAAATCTAATTAAATAACGAATGACAGCATGAAAGAATATATAGAATTTCTGAAAGACAAGATGGCCATCAGCCATCAGACCGGGTTCGAGGTCAATCCGGATGATTTAACCCCATCGTTATATCCTCATGTGAAAGATACTGTTCGCTGGGCGGTGTCCGGTGGTTGCCGTGCGATATTCTCCAGTTTCGGTATGCAGAAAACCGTAACTCAGTTGGAGATACTTCGGGTAGTCCTGAAACACAAAGGTGGCAAAGGACTGATAGTATGTCCCAAGCGTGTAGTCGTTGAGTTTCTTACACAAGCGGAACAACATCTGCACATGAAAGTGACCTACGTACGAACTATGGCTGATGTGATGATATGCCCGACTGACATCATGGTTACGAACTACGAGCGTGTGCGCGACGGTGAAGATGGTGTAAGAATAGAACCTTCCTACTTCACCGCAACATCATTGGATGAAGCGAGCGTATTACGTGGTTTCGGTACCAAGACCTATCAGGAGTTCCTTCCCTTGTTTGCGGATGTTCCCTACCGCTTTGTCGCCACCGCCACGCCATCGCCCAACAGATACAAGGAACTGATACATTATGCCGGTTATCTCGGTGTGATGGATACCGGGCAGGCACTTACCCGTTTCTTTCAGCGTGACAGCACGAAGGCGAATAACCTTACCCTTTATCCGCACAAGGAGAAGGAGTTCTGGTTGTGGGTAAGTACATGGGCGTTGTTCCTCACCAGACCGTCCGACCTTGGTTACCCCGATACCGGATATGAATTGCCGGAACTGCGTGTACATGAAGAAGTGGTTAGTGTTGATAACTCCACTGCCGGAACCGACCGTGACGGACAAGTGAAGATGTTCCGTGAGGCTGCTCTCGGACTTGCTGACGCAGCGAAAGAACGTCGGGACAACATGCAGGAAAAGATTGTCCGTGTGGTGGAAATCATTAACCGTCCTGAAAACAAAGACGACCATTTCCTTTTATGGCATGACCTGGAGAATGAACGGAAGGCTTTGTGTGATGCCATACCCGGATGTAAGGCTGTGTACGGCTCGCAGGATGATGAGGAAGCCGACGAAGTGATAGCGGACTTTAAGGACGGCCGTCTGAAGTATTTGGCTGCCAAACCGGAGATGCTTGGTGAGGGTCTGAACTTCCAGTACCATTGCCATAAGGCAATCATGTTCATCGACTACCGTTTCAACGACAAGTTCCAGGCAATAGCCCGTATCTACCGTTTCATGCAGCAGCATCCCGTAGACCTTTACTTGGTGTATGCCGAAAGCGAAGGTGAAATATTTAAATCATTCATGCAGAAGTGGGCGCAACATCGGGAGATGGTAGCCAAGATGACCGATATAGTCCGCGAGAACGGTTTGTTCGGTTTACAGGCAGAGGAAAAGATGATGCGGTGGATGTTTGCCAGCAGGGAAGAAAAGTCCGGTAAACTTTGGAGGGCCATAAATAACGACAATGTTCTTGAATGTCAGACTATGGAAAGTAATTCGGTGGACTTGATTGTAACCAGCATCCCGTTCTCCAACCACTATGAGTACACTCCGACCTATAATGACTTCGGGCATAATGAGGACAACGGCAAGTTCTTCGAGCAGATGGATTATCTTACACCGGAGCTTATGCGTATTCTTAAACCCGGTAGGTTAGCTTGCATCCATGTGAAAGACCGTGTTTTGTTCGGCAACGCCACTGGTGACGGTATGCCCACCATCGACCCGTTCAGTGAAATGACTGTATTCCACTACATGAAATACGGGTTCCGTTACATGGGGCGTATTACAGTGGATACGGACGTGGTAAGAGAGAATAACCAGACTTACCGTCTTGGCTATACTGAAATGTGTAAGGACGGTTCAAAGATGGGTATCGGATGCCCGGAATATGTCCTTCTTTTCCGCAAGTTGCCTTCTGGCACCTCACGTGCATACGCTGATTTGCCGGTAACAAAGAACAAGAGTGAATATTCATTGGCCCGTTGGCAGATAGACGCTCATGCAAGTTGGAAATCATCTGGTAATTCTCTGTTATCATACGAAGATATGAAAGGTGCTGGAATAGATAAGATTCGACATTTGTTCCGAAACTACGAGCGTGAGCATATCTACAACTATGAGGAGCACGTGTCGTTCGCAGAAGAGTTGGAGGCATATGGAAAACTGCCAAAGACATTCATGGCCGTTGACCCGGTAAGCAAGAAACCTTGGATATGGGATGATGTCACCCGGATGCGCACGCTCAATACGAAACAGTCGCAGAAGAAACGGCAGAACCACATCTGCCCCCTTCAGTTAGATATTGTCGAAAGGTTGATTGAACGATACTCAAACAAAGGTGAATTGGTGTTTGACCCGTTCGGAGGTATCGGCACCGTTCCCTATTGCGCAATCAATCTGGGGAGGAAAGGTCTGTCAACCGAACTCAATTACGACTACTGGAAAGACAGTCTTTCATATCTGTATGAGGCGGAGATGGAGGTCAGCGCACCCACATTGTTCGACTTAATGAGCGATGCCGTATGAACATTCACCAGACAATTCCCCGTTCAGATTACAATACCTTCTGAAAGCGTCATGGCGCAAGATGTGTATGGCAGAGGTACAGAGCGAACGGAATAGAAAAAATAATAAAAAATATTGAATTATGAGACCAATAAGAAATATAGAAGACATTGAAAATCTAAAGACAGATGAAAAACTGATTGAATGCCTAAATGGTGAAGTGAATTATTATCGTTTTTTGTGCTTTCATCCGAGAAATGATGAATACGTGATTCTTCTGAACCATTGTGAGCAGCCAGTGAGATTTTATATTAAAAGCATTATAGACCGATGTTATACGGACTATACAACACGTGATATAGTAACCTATAAGAGGGATTATGCTTTGGAGCAGGTCAAGTTTTGTGAGCAGGCATTATCCGAATTTGATAAGGAGGGTAAGAAATGAAACAGACAGTAGAAGAAGCAGCTAAAGAGTGCAGACGTACAACTGCCCAATCAATAGGTGTATATGCCCAATATCACTCAATAGATGAGTGCCCTAATCATGGGATTACATATGATGAAATTGCAGAAGCTGCATTTATAAAGGGTGCCGAATGGCAGGCAAAGCAATCACCGTGGATAAGCGTTAAGGAACGGTTGCCGGAGCAAAACGAACTTGTTCTTTGTAGAATGGTATCAAATGAAGCCATTGTAAGCGGATTTATTATACCTATGCCAAGTGGGAGACCTCGTGTTGTAACATTGCCGGATTTTGAATTTGAAGATTATGGCGATTACGTTTGTGACATGTGGACACCTATTCCCTCCTTTGATGAAATATTTGAAGCAAACAAGGATGTACTGGAACGAATTAAGGAGAAAGGAGACTGATATGGAAGTAAAGAACGGAATAATAATAGACGGAGTGTTTCATGAAATAGCACCAATAAGAGAAAACTACTCGTGTGACAATTGCAGCTTGGAAGAAAAATGCGATAAAATAGATTTTTTCTTATGTACATTAATTGCTGGACGGCATAACTCTGATGAACGTTTTATCAATCGTGGCAAAGTAACGGATATTAAGACAGAAAAGGAGGAATAAATCATGTGTAATTCAATAGAATGGGGCAAATGCGAAATATGCGGAAAGGAAGACCAGTTGGAACGTACTTATTTCTACTATTCAATTCATTGTGAATGTTGTGGAAGTAAAGACGAGAATGGGCAAAATAGGCATTTTGAAATGGTAAGACATTGTAGAAAATGCCCGGCTCCTATGCCTAAAGAAATACATCCATTATATAAAGCGATGGATGGTAAAACTTATCGTGCGAGTATTTCTAATATGCTTCCCGTTGATGTTAGAGGGGAGTTTATCATAAATGAACTGATAATTAAGGAGGAATAATAATGAGTAATACAGAAGAAAAGCATTGCAGTATATGCGTACATTATGAGATATGCGCCAATTTCCAGATGTATTGCCACGCATTGAAAAGACGCATAACAGCAAGAAAGCAAGCGAAAAATTGTAAGTATTATAAATCTAAATGGGAGGGAATAAATGATGCACCGGTGTAATTATTGTTGTTGGTATAACGAAAGATACGGGAATTGCGATTGTTCGTATGCAATGAAAAAGTCGGCTTGTGATAAAGCTAAAAAGGAGAAAGAAAGGAGTGAGAAATGAAATTAAAACATCCATTAGATTGGTATAACGAAAACACACCATCGGAAGATGAAGAATACGAAAAGGGATGTCTATCTATCGCCTTGATAGTAGTAATCATTTTCATTGCATTAACGGTTGTAATTTTATCTTACGAATTATGAAATCAAAACAAGTATTATCAATAGAACAAATGAAGCACTTGCAGGAGCTTGGATTAGATACAAGTGATGCAAGTATGTGCTGGTGTCGCGCTATCTCACATAAATCTGTAACGTGGGAGCTTGAAATCTATGAGTATGTAATAAACCAAAAACTGGATTCTAATTTTTGGGAAACAACCCCTACTTACACTTTGCAGGACATTCTGGATAAGCTGCCAGAATCAGTACAGGTATATGATTTGTACATATTTAAGAAAGTGGGGTTGTGGTGGCTCAAATATGTAGACGTAACGAATAATGGAACCGTTCGTTTAGAAAAAATGCCGAGGTTGATAGATGCCGCCTATTATATGCTATGTTGGTGTATTGGGAAAGGATATGTTAAAAATTAAAGAATAGTTATGAAAGTAAGAATAAAAGAAACCGGAGAAATAGGAGATGTTCTGTGCTGGGACGATGTGGAAAAGACTAAATTAAGTATTCTTCTAAAAGGGAGTGTATGTACAATTCCATATCAAAACATAGAAATCATTCAATTAGGAAGTAGTGTTGATTGGGAACAAAGGCGTTATGAACTGGCGAAGGCTGCAATGCAAGGATTTTGTAGCAATTCATAGAAACAATTTATAAATGTTGATTCAAGTATAATAGCAAAATTGAGTATTTGTTTCGCTGATGCACTGATAAAGAAATTGAAAGAAGAATAATCATGAAAGCACATGTAATGAAGCTTGAAAACAACTGTGTAATTGTTGACGAGGAATATTTTAACGAGATAAAGAAGAAGGCAGAATTTAACCAGGAAAGGGTAAACGAGATTGCTGAGGAAAGGTTCTTGAAATACGTCAAAGAAAGCGGTATCAAACTTTCCTACGAAGTGAACGGAATACCTTATATATTTCATCATGACTTGTTGAGTGAATTGAACTATGAGGAAAGAGGATATCCGGAATCCGTGTCAGAAAAGGTGAAGCATGTTATCGCAGACGATATAACCGAGGCTTTGAATGATAAGTTTAAAGGACTGAAAGACGAGGCTTTGAATTATGCGTTAAGCGAGTTTGACAAGCGGAAACACGGTTTGGAGGCTACTGCAAAAATATGGAAATGTCTTGCATTGATATTTTTCATTATGACTATTGTTTCAATAACCGCATTATTTATATAGTTATGACAGAAGAACTTGTAACATTAGAGACAGCAAAGATGCTGAAAGAGAAAGGTTTCGTTTGGGAGTGTGAACGCACGATAAGTTGCGATAAAATTATTAGAAGATGGAACCATCCGCAATACATATCATGTTGCACAGAAATAGATGGCGAATTAGTTGAATTTTTATGTCCAACATTGTATGTTGCCCAGAAGTGGCTTCGTGAAACCAAGAACCTGCATATCGAAATATCCTATATGTATGAAAATTATTGGATATATGATATACTAACAATTCCGAACCATGACTTAGTAGGGTTGTCGGATAGACCTATTATCCATTATAAATCCTACGAGGAAGCACTGGAAGCAGGAATTAGAGAAAGTTTAAAACTTATATGATATGGCTAAGAAAATAATGTTTAATGATAAATACGGTTTAACCCAAGCCGTATTGGATGGTCGGAAGACTATGACGAGAAGGGTCTGCAAGTATGACAGACCAAATGAAACTTATGATATTGTATTCCCCGTTTTTGAACCAAATGATTACGATAATGACGGGAACATAGTATCTCCATTAAATTATGCTTTTGGTTGGAAAAACGACAAAGGAGACTTTACGGGTTGGAATATTCCAAAATACAAAGTCGGTGAAGTTGTTGCCATTGCGCAAAGTTATGAAAGTTTAGGGATGAATCCCGAAATCGCACTTAATGATAAGGACGGAATAGGATTTTATACTAAAACCAAATTCGCACCCGGCTGGAAAAATAAAATGTTTGTCCGCGCTGACCTTATGCCCCACCATATCCGAATTACCAACATCAAAATCGAAAGATTGCAAGACATCTCCGATAAAGATTGCTTGAAAGAAGGAATTTATAAAGGACAATGCGGAAGTGCAGATACACATTTTATGGATGCTTATTATTATAAAGGGGACATTCAACCTTATTGTACCCCTCGTGAAGCCTTTGCCGCCCTCATAGATAAAGTCTCCGGCAAAGGTACGTGGGAGTCTAACCCTTATGTATTTGCTTACGAATTTGAACTGATTGACTAAAAACGAGAAAAGATATTGATTATGAAGCGTGAAATAAAATTCAGAGGTAAAAGTACTGATACGGGGAAATGGGTATATGGATTTCTCTCTTTCTTCTATACTGCCGGAAGGGACGAAAACGGGCTTATCTTTACGGACAAGGCGAGGATATATTCCTCAGAAGACGGTTGCTGTTACGACGTATGGGCTGAAACCGTCGGGCAGTTCACCGGCTTGTGCGATAAGAGCGGTAAAGAAATCTATGAAGGCGACATACTTATGTGTGAGCAACATATAGCTCTTGTATTGTGGAACAAAGAACTTGCTACATTCGCATTACAATTCGATTTTGAAAAAAAAGTCGGCATGAGACCTTTAGGCGAATGGCATGCTATGACAGTCGTTAGTAATATTTACGATAGCCCTGATTTAATATAAGAAATAGACATGAAAACAGACCTCATTTTCTTTATTGCGATATTCATCATCGCAGTATTGTTCATCGGGCATTTCCGGTTGACATTTTCGCCGTTCAGCATATCACTTCCTTATTGGCATAGAGCTTTAGGAGTAGTTCTTATTGTTGCAGGCTGTTTGGTTTACAATATAGGGGAGAATGTAGCCGGGTATAAGAAAGGGCTTGATAACGGCATGGAAATAGTCTTGAAACAATTGAAGAAACGGTATGAACGACCAGGTGATTAATAAAGAAAAGATATTGCCAATGGTTACAAAAAAAGGCTATCTTCCCAGACAGCCAATCTTTTGTTAACCTTAAATCTAATACTATGAAAAACACATTGCAAAGGTACGGATTTGTGGGAGTTGTGCAAATTATGAGCCTTTGTGCTGCTATCTTATAACATGGTTTAGTAGGTAGATGTATATGTTGACTATTAATGCTTTAATTGTCAAATAAGGCTTTGGAAAATCAGAATATCATTATCTTTTTCAGGTAAAAAGAGTGCATATGTATTGAAAGCTTCTTTCAGTACTAATGATGGGTCAATGTCCGGTACTTCTCCTTTTGCAAAGTCTACTATTCCTATATTGATATTGATTATTGCTTTATATTCTTTATTGTAATAAGTGTACTCACCTTTTTCAAAATTGTGATAATCAGCTAATGCTATAAATATTTTCAAAATATACTCAGATTCTTCAATGCTGAAATTTGATTTATTAAGTTTGTTTATAGCAGATTCCATATCCTTTATTGTGCTAAACATTGTCCGAATAAAATCGAAAACAACCAAATTGGGAGACATATATACTGGTGTTCTCCTTCGTCCTATATAAACCAATCGATCTCCTTTAAAATCTTTATTAATATATTTCAGTAATGTTCTTATATTAATAGACCCATTTTTGACAAATGCGGATAATATACTACAGCAGGTTATATGTGAATAATAGCTATTGTTATTTAGACCCACTTCTTTATCAGATTTGGTTGTTGCAAGAATATGTGCTATGGCTTTTATAATTTCATTTGTATTATTAAAATGGTATATTTCTTTACTATAGAATTTATCAATGTATCCATTGAAATCTACATTTATTCCATATTTGGCACTATAAATGTTTCTTATATTATCAATATCGCATACTAAAATTATTTTGTCAAATCCAAATTTGTGCTCTTTAGTACCACAAAAATCATTATGTACTGATAATATATTTAATATTCTAAAGATATGTTCAGGGTCGATACGGTCTAAATCATCAATAATGAGGACGATTTGCTTATTGGGACTATTATCGGTTTTGGTGCTTGATACAATAGAACGGATGATTTGAGTTATTGTATTATCTTCATAGATGCTTCCTTTCTCTATGCTAATGCTATCGAAGAATTTCTTGACATGGGATTCTTCATTTTTCGAATTATCTTTTGCATATGTTTCGATGTTTTCTTTCAGTGCGATACACCTGTCTATGATATCTGTGCCAAAAGTAATTTTTTCTGCTATAGAAAAAAAATTCCCCCAAAAATCTTTAGGATGATTTACCATATAAAAATATGCGGCATTGCTTAATGATATTTTTTGTTTCTCAAAATCATAGGGGACTTTTTCTAATAACTGCATTAATATGTCCACTTTGATATACTCAAAAATATCTTCGTTATTAGCAACAGAGTAATTAATTGGGGTTAAATATATTCCAGTGTATTTATCTTTGTGCTGATTAAAAAAATTATTTAGAAAATATGATTTTCCTATTCCAAAAGCTCCAGAAAAGATAATGTTCTCATTGTCTTTTTGTTTTAGGAAATCAGCAAAACGTTCGGTTTCTTTAGATATACTTATTTCCATTTTTATATTGATATTTGATTTGTCTCAAAGTTAATATCTTTTTTCATATTAAGCAAAACCTTCTGCCAAATCTTGTCAGTAACTTCTTTGATACCAGATAGTCCGTTCGTGGATTATTCGGTATCTTTATTTTCGTAACGTAAAATAGTGTGCCAATGGAGATAATTTATAGAAAAATAGAAGACCTTAAAAAACTGGGTAACAATCCCAGAACCATATCAGAGGAGCAGATGCGGATACTCAAAGAGTCTATTCATAGTAATCCGGACTACTTCGAAGCACGTCCCATCATACTCTCTGACCGGACTGGGGAACTGGTGATTATAGCCGGAAACCAACGGTATGAGGCCAGTGTAGAACTAGGACTTTCTGATGTGCCGACGGTTCTGCTTCATGGGTTGACAGAAGAACGAGAACGGGAGATTATTATCCGTGATAACGTGAATAATGGTACATGGGATGAAAAACTGTTGAAGGAGTGGGACGCAGAATCTTTGATGGGTTGGGGATTAAACTTTGATTTTGACTATGATAGTCTGGTAGATAGTGAAAGTGATGCCCGGAATAAATACACGAAAAAGATAGAAGCTCCGGTGTATGAGCCTAAAAGCCCTGTATGCCCGGAAATAAATTCTCTCTATGATAAAAGCAAATATGAAGAACTGATTTCGGAAATAGATAATTCAAACGTTCCGGAAAATGTGAAGTCTTTCCTTCGGATAGCTGCATTGAGACATATTGTATTCGATTACGGACGGATAGCAGAGTTCTACGCCCATCAGGAGAAAGAGATTCAGGAACTGATGGAAGCGTCTGCGCTGGTGATAATAGACTTTGATAAGGCGATAGAGAACGGTTATTCCAGATTCAAGGAAGATATTTATGAAATAATGCTGGAGGATACTGAAGATGAGGAGTGATTTTGCAGCATTCATACTGACGCATGGCCGTGCCGGTTCCGTCATTACAGATAAGACACTGCGGAAGTGTGGCTATACGGGACCGATTGTTTATGTGATAGACAATGAAGATAAAGTGGCCGCAGAGTATTACGCGAAATATAAAAACGTTGTAATGTTCGATAAACCAAAGATTGCAAAGACTTTTGATGAAGCGGATAATTTTGATGATCGCAGAGCTATTGTTTATGCGCGTAATGCTTGCTTTCAGATAGCAAGAAAACTTGGCTACAAATACTTCATAGAACTGGATGATGATTACGATGTGTTTTCTTTTACTTATGGTAGAGATGGTATAGTCAAACAGAGGGCGATAAAGCAATTGGACGTGGTATTTGAAGCTATGCTACGTTTTTATGAAAGTATTCCGGCTCTCACTTTGGCTATGGCTCAGAGAGGCGATTTTGTAGGAGGAAAGGAGAACGATATTTTGAAAGGCGAGAAGATGAAACGGAAAGCGATGAATTCTTTCATCTGTTCCGTAGATAGACCGTTCCAATTCGTTGGTCGCATTAATGAAGATGTGAACACCTATACCACGCTTGGTAGCAGGGGATGTCTGCTTCTGCAGGTTCCACAAGTGGCGCTAAACCAGAAGCAGACACAGAAGAATAAGGGTGGGATGACAGATATATACATGAGTCAAGGGACATATGTCAAGAGTTTTTATACGGTTATGATGATGCCATCCTCTGTGAAGGTGGGCGTGATGGGCCATAGCGAGGAAACGAAAAGATTGCACCACGTGATTAATTGGAATAACACTGTTCCTAAGATATTGGACGAACGATTCAAGAAGAAATAAGATGGCGGCACCAACTGGAAATAAATTTTGGATGTTAAGGAGCAAGCATGGGAGGGATAAACTTTTTTCCACGCCAGAACTCTTATGGGAGGCGGCATGTGAGTATTTCCAATGGTGTGATGAAAACCCATGGTTATCTAAAAAGGCCATTCAAAAGACTGTTCCGGTAAGAAGGAAAAAAGGAAAGAAAGTGGAGACAGTCAATGAGCAACAAGTACAACAAGAAGTTTCCCCGACTTCCCGTCCGTATTCCCTTACCGGTTTCTGTATTTATGTAGGTGCTTCTTCCAAGTGGTGGAGCACTTTTCGTTCCGAATGTAGAAATAAGAATGATGAAGATTTTTTGGAGGTCATCGCACGCGTGGAGGAAACCATCGAAACGCAGCAGTTTGAGGGAGCGTGCGTTGGAGCTTTCAATGCGAATATCATTGCCCGTAAACTTGGACTTTCCGACAAACAAGAGGTGGACTATACGAATGCAGGAAAAGAGTTCAAAGGATTTAAATTTCTACCATATACAGAAGATGCGGAGAAAGTCAAGTAATGGGATATAAGGTCAATATAAAGCAGAGGTTAGCCTATAACTACCTTCGTGACGATGTTACGAAGTTTCTGTGTTATGGTGGCGCCGGTGGAGGTGGAAAGTCATGGCTTGGGTGTGAATGGCTTATGCAATGTGCTTACTATCTCCCGGGCACTCGATGGTTTGCTGGCCGGAATAATTTGAAAGATAGCCGTGAGTCTATCTCTGTCACTTTCGACAAGGTGGCAAAGTGGCATCGATTCACTGATTACAAGCAGACCAATGACGGTATACTTTTGGGGAATGGGTCGGAAATCATCTTTCTTGACTTGACATATTATCCCGTCAAAGACCCGATGTATGAGCGATTGGGCTCTAAGGAGTTTACTGGAGGGTGGATTGAAGAAGCCGGGCAGGTTCACTACCTCGCATTTGAGGTTTTGAAGACGCGTATAGGACGGCACTTGAATGATGTGTATGGAATATCCGGAAAGATACTTATCACTTGCAATCCGAAGAAGAACTGGCTTTATCGTGAGTTCTATAAACCGTGGAAAGAAGGCAGGCTGGAAGCCCCATACGCTTTTATTCAAGCATTGGTGCAGGATAATCCCTACGCTACCGAGGACTACATAGATACGCTCCGTAATACCAGGGACAAAGTGACAAAGGAGCGCTTGTACTATGGTAATTGGGAGTATGACAACGACCCGACAGCACTCTGTGATTATGATGCTATTTGTGACCTATTCGCAAATGAGCACGTAAAACCGATAGGATTATCGACGGGAGCAGCTGACCTTGCCATGAAAGGACGTGACCGCTTTGTCGGAGGGCACTGGGTAGGCAATGTGTGTTATATCCGGTTAGACCAGGAATATAGCACGGGTAAATCTATTGAGACGGACCTTAAAAACATGATGATACAGTGGAAGATTCCACGTAGCATGATGGTCGTTGATAGTGATGGACTTGGAAGCTACCTTGAAAGTTATTTGAATGGCATCAAAGAATTTCATGGTGGTAACCGACCTATTAATCCAGAGTACGACAATCTGAAGTCTGAATGTGCATTTAAGCTTGCAGAGCTAATAAATAATCGGCAGATAAGAATTATATGTACGGAAGCGCAAAGAGAGCGCATAATGGAAGAATTGTCCGTCTTGAAGCAAGACCATATAGATGCCGATACCCGGAAGAAAGGGATAGTCAGCAAGGAGAATATGAAAGATATACTCGGACATTCTCCGGATTACCTCGACATGTTGATAATGGCAATGCTTTTCCGTATAAAACCGATACCTAAAAGACCAAAAGCAAAATTAGGACAGATATGACAGTAAAAGAGTTTTTGATATTGAGTAACGTGGCGAGCAATGCTGCTGAACTGTTGGATCAGATAGGGAAGTTGCCTAAACCGGACTTTGTCGCAGGTGTAAGAGTTCCGGAGACTCTGAATGACCTCACTATAGGTCAGCTGATGGAACTGCAATCCATACGCAATGGAATAGATTGTATAATGGTTCCATGCCGTGTTGTCCTTGGTTTGTCTATTGATAAGATAGAGAAGTGTGGGGTAGCGGATATTTTGGGATTCTCCACATGGGTAACCAGGGAGGTTGAACGTATTACCAAGCTTTTTGAAACTACGAGCGTAGTACCGACTCCGGAAGAAAGACGTGCCGGAGTGGATAAGCTTTCGTTCGGGTTGTTTGGCTTGGTGGATTACTATGCTACCCGTATGGGGATAACTGACCATGAGCAGGTAGAGAGTGTTCCATGGGTAAGAGTGTACAAGTGTCTTGATATGGACGCGGAGAAAATACGTTATGAACGTCGATTACGAGAAATATATCAGAATAAGCAATGAATATAAGTGTAGAAAGGAAAATCGCTTCTATCGCAGAGAAGCTGGAAGGAGTTACCTATTTATTTGATAACTGGGTGACCGCCAACGTTCGGCTGGATAAGATGCCATTGCCGGCCATTATAAATCTGCTTCCTGCATCTGGGAAGTTCGTCATATCAAGGACTCAGTTAAGAGATTGCCCAAATTGCATGATTGCTTTTGTAGACAAGACGGCGTTTGATTTTGACGGGGTGGAGAATGATGAGGTTATTGAGAGGTGCAAAGGGTATGCAGTTCAATTTATCCGTGAGTTGAATAGGAGCGGGCTGTTTGAGTGGGTAAGCGATGAAGTCCCTTATTCCGTTTTCTATGATAAGCTGGATGTAAATGTTACTGGAATAGTAATAGAATTGAAACTGAAAGAGGTTCAAGGAGTACCCATGTGTTAGTTATGGAAGACAGAAGAAAGGACGTTAAAGATATACTGAACGAGGAGTTGGATAAACTTCGGCAGCGTATCATTGAGAATCATATACAAGCTGGACAGCGTGCAAGCGGAAGAACCATCAAGAGCCTGCATGTCGTAGTAGATGATAATCATGGTGTTTTATTCGGTAGACAGGCTTTTGGAGTTCTGGAAACAGGACGCGGACCGGGAAAAATCCCAAAAGGTTTTTGGCAAATAATTCAGCAATGGGTGGTGGATAAGAGGATTCAAGTAGAAAAACCTAAATCGTTTGCTTATCTCGTAGCTCGTAAGATTGCAAATGAGGGTACTAGGCTTTATCACTCTGGAACGCATGAGGATATATATTCAACGAGTGTTACACAAGCGATACGGGATATTATGGACCGTGTGTTTGGTGTTTTTCTGAACGATGTACAACATATAAATTTGCATAGTAATGAGGACGCATAAGATAGGAAATACTACAATCGAGTATCCGGATGAAATATCTTTCTGTTTCAATCCGGTAGTGATAAATATTAGTGGATATACTTGGGCATGGGTGGAAGCAACGATAACCGACGTACTTACCGGAAAGGAATATAAGGAAAAACGTGCATTATTTAAAACCGCATGTTTCTTTGATCTGTCTTTCTATATGCAATCGGCTTTTGATGCAACGGAGTTTGGCAAGATTGACTATCAATCCTCTATTCCACAAGATAGTCAGCTTGGGCGTCTGTTCTCTGTTGAAGTGGATATGTATACGTCTGATAGCACTATCGGAGAAAGTTTCCAGTTTAATACTTTTATTATTTGGGGCGCAATGAAAGTCGGCGAAAGATATAATGGTGACCGTATTCTAACATGGTTTAGGAACTTACCATTTACGGTCGGTATGTACACTGCGGGGGCCGGTACTGTTAGTGTGACTGCTGACGGTCAAGTTTTGCCGTCCATCATATTGTCTGACCGCAAAGTGTATAATCTTACTTTGCAGGGTATTGATGCGAATAGGGATGTTGTTTTGAATCTCCCTGGAACTAGTACGGGAGCAAGTGTATTCGATAATACCTTTGACTTTACTTTTCACGCATTGACGAATGTGGCCGCAAATGTGAGGCTTTTAGTTGATGAATGCACGGATGGAATTTATTTACGTTGGATAAATCGTCATGGCTTTTATTGCTATTGGTTGTTTAAACGTGGTGATGAGAGCAAACAAATTGCCAATGATGGTGAATTCATTCGTAATAATATGCAAGACTATAACTATGTTAATGGCTATCATGGAGGTTCAGGACGTAAGCAGAGAAAAACAGAAGAGAATACATTGTTGGTGTGTGCTCCTTTAGTGGACTCTGAAACGTTTGACTTCTTGTTTCAACTCGCGTTGTCACCCGTTGTTGATATGTATGCAGGTAAAAATGTGAATGGAGTTGATAGCTGGAAGGCGGTGAATGTATCTGTTGGTAATTTCAATAAGACAAGAGCTGTATTACAGGATTTCGTAGCAACAATCATATTACCAGAAACAAGAGTACAAAGCTTATGAGAAACGATATGCTATTCATTGGTGATAAACTGATGGATTTGGATGATGATACCAAAGTAACGCTCAATTTCAAAAGTAATATATTTACGGATTTGAGTAAGATTATAAGTAATAATTCTTATACTATCAAACTTCCGAATACTATACGTAATCAGTGTGCAATCATGCATGCTGATTTACCTTCATGCGACATCGTTTATCCTAGAATTAAACTGAATGCTCGTTATTTTCGTAACGGGATAGAGATACTCAATAACGCAACTGCGGTCTTATTGTCTACATCGGATGTTTTTGAATTTGCTCTTTCATGGGGTAATGTCTCTAGATTTGCAAATATTATAAGTGGAAATAAAACGCTACGTGATTTGAAGGATAGACACAATTATGAGGTCATTGCTGATGATGATTTTCCAGATTATCATGTATTTTGGAAAGTAGGTTCTTTTGAAGGGGATGCTTCCGGTAATTTTTTTATTCCTAAAGTAGACTATGGTATACGGCGGGAAGATACAACAGGGTGGTATCATCCTGGGTGTAAGGTTACCTGGATTTTGTTACAAATTATGAAAGATAATGGTGTCACTTTTACGTTTCCTGCTAATCGCGCTTTTATGTTAAGTAGATTGTTTGTACCCTTATTAACTCGTAATGATAGCAGAAGTTATGCTGCAAAAAATGCATTACATGCAGAGTTTAGTTACTATGTACATGGACGTCTTGATAAGGGAGAACCGGAAAAATTGTATTTTGCAGATAAGTCGTTTTCAAGCTATTATGGGACTATAACCAAGTTTAAAAGTAGTTCTGGAAAAATTTATATTCAAGGCTTTAAACTTAATGCTCCGAATATGAAGATTTTGATGAATGGTAATGTGTCGTTTGATGTATCCACTTCTATATACCCTAATGGAGCATGTCTGGTTGCTTATTACATTATGGATGATGATACAAGAGTCGATATTGCAACTATAGATTATAGCAAGATTGAGAGGCATAACACAAATAGTTATACTATCTATTTTGATTTTACAGATATAGAGACAGATACGCTAGAGGAAAGTAAGGAGATTTTGTTTGGATTACTTGACGCAGGGTGGATTGATGATGGTGGTATATCTATGGATAATTCATTTAGCATTACAGCTATATGTGATCAAGTGATGCCTTCGATAGATGATGAGATAAATGCAGGATATGGGCACTTCCCGATTATTGCAAATTTGCCCGAAATAAAACAGATAGATTTTATTAAAGCTGTTGCTGCAATTCTCGGTGTTTTTGCTGTTCCTGGTAAGAATGATTCAAATTCCATTGAGTTTGTTTCTGTAGATACTATTAAAGAAAATGAAACAAGAGCATATGATTGGACAAAAAAGGTTGTTGCTACTTATAAGGAGAATAAACCTAATATGTTGGAATATAGGCTGAATGATTTCGCACAGCTGAATTATCTGCGTTACAAAGAAGACTCTACGGTTAATGGCTCTTATGATGGAGCATTACAAGTATTAGATTACACTTTGGATTCAGAGCGTGATATTCTTACGCTTCCATTTGCTGGTACTGATATGGCAGGTGGCGTTGCGTCTATAAAGTTATATAAGTATGACAGTGATGGTAAATCTTCTCTAGAGAAAGTGGAGCCAAGAATTTTACTTTGTACAGATGATGCAGATGTTCTGAAAGGAACATTTGAGGAACTTGATTTTTCTTCTGTGATTAACTCTTATTACAAAAGTTATAGTGAGGTCATTTATATGCCTAAAGTAATCACAGAAAAGATAGAAATAAATGATATTGAGTTGAGAGACTTGGATATGACTGTTCCAATTTACTTGGCCCAATATGGTAGATATTATGCCATTATTTCCATTAAGGCAGAAGATACGGGAATATGTGAATGTAAATTGTTACAATTGGAGGTATAATTATGAAAGACAATACAAGTGAAAAAATATTGGAAATTCGGGTAAAGTATGATGATGCTATCCGTAAAATAGCAGAGTATCGTACGCAGTTGGATATACTTCGAAAAGTAGAACAAACTCTTAAGGAGGATTTGAAGAAAGGCCGTATGAGTAGGGAGGAATATAATATTAAATTAACCGAAAATAGGGTTGCTACCCAACAATATACAGATGCCATCCGTGTACTGAATAAACAAATTCAAAATGAACGTAAAGAGCAGACAGAGATGGAAGGAAGCCTTGTTAGGTTGCGGGCTGAGCTTTCCAATCTTACCGCTGCTTATGACAGATTAAGTCGTGTAGAGCGTGAGGGGGGCGAAGGCAAAGAGCTGCAAGATAAGATAAATGCCATTACCGATGAACTGAAAGGTGCGGAAGAAGAAACGCAGCGCTTTTATCGGAATGTGGGTAATTATAAAGATGCGATACTTCAGGCTACAGAAGCCCAAGTACCTTTTGTTTCCATATTGCGCAGTGGCGTTAGCGTCTTGCGAGGTACAAAGGAATTTGTTGGTGGTTTGAAGGATGAATTGGTTAAAATAACAGTCCAGTACAAAGCAGGAACGGTCACTGCGAATATGTTCTCTGGTGCTCAAAAAGCAGCGGCTATAACAAGTAATTTGTTATCTGCAGCTTTAAAAGTGTTGAAACTTGCACTAATTTCCACTGGTATTGGGACTATTGTTGTTTTGTTGGGCTCATTGGTCGCATGGTTGGCTAAAACGCAAAAAGGTACTGAATTTCTTTCTAATGTAATGTCCTCTTTTGGGGCAATTATTGATGTGATTATAGACCGGATTGCAAAGTTTGGTGGAGCTATTGCTAAATTCTTCTCTGGTGATTTTTCTGGCGCAGCAAAGGATATGAAGGATAGTTTTTCCGGTATTGGAAAAGAAATTTCAAATGATGCGAAACAAGCGTGGGCACTGAATGATGCATTGCAACAGTTAGAGAAATCGGAAACAATGCTTAATATGAAGCGTGCGGCAAGTCGCTCTGAGATTGAAAGATTGAAGCTCATTGCGGATGATACTACAAAAAGCCTGAAAGAGCGTACTGATGCGGCTACAAAAGCATACGATATGGAAAATAAACTTCAGCAGGAAAGTATTGATATTGGCCGAAAGAAATTGGCAAATCTTCTTGGGCAAATAGAACTTACTGGTGAAGCTAATAAATTGCTTGATGATATGGCACAAGGTGCAATAACGGCTGATGAGGTTATTAGCCGATTGGGTATATCAGAAAGTACAGTGAAAGATTTAAAGGAATTCTCTCAAGTTTTTTCGGACGTAGCTCAAAAGGAAATGGAGAGCTATACCCGTAATAAGGAAACCCAGAATAAAATAAATGCGATGCGGAAAGAATCAGTAGATAAGGCTAAAGTTGTAAAAGAAAAAGAACTTTCAGAAATTCGTAAGGCTGAGGATGAAATGCTTAAGCTGGTTAAGGACAGTAGAGAGAAACAATCCATTGAGATAGAACGTCAGTTTTCTCGTCAAATAGAAGATTTGCGTGTTCGCTTGATTGAGGAACAAGACCTTACAACGAAAGCACGTGGAGCTATAAATAATCAGATTATTGCACTTGAACAGCAAAAAAATGATGCATTACAGCAATTATCGGAAGAACAACTGATGAAGGAGGTGGAGAACCGGCAGAAACTAATCTCTCTGCAACTTGAATCCGTAAAAGCTGGAAGTGAGCAGGAATACCAACTCAAAATACAGCAACTTGTTGTCCAACGTGACGTAGAACTTCGTCAGAAAGAGCTTACTGAACAGATGAAGCTTGCTGTCACGGAGAAGTACAATAAAGAGATTGATGATTTGTCCGTTCAACATGAGAATGATACAGCAAAGAAACAAGCTGATGCACTCAAACTTCGATTGGATAATGAATTGGCAGAAGCTAAATTGAATGGATATAGTGAACTTGAGCTTCTTCGTATGCAGGAACAGCAGAAGCTTGAACTGAAAGACAGCTTGAGACGGATGGAAGAGGAGAGTGATGCCGAATTCCGGGCCAGACAGCTTGCTGCAGACCAAGAATACTTGGATGCAAAGCAGGCGGTCATTGACAAGGAAGTGGAGATGCAGCAAAATAAAGGTGAATCCCTTTCTGTCTTGGCAGGGAATCTTTCTGATTTGTTGGAACAAGCGGCAGGAGATAACGAGAATATGGCCCAGTTGGCGAAAATACTGGCTATTGCGGAGGTTTCTATCGCACAAGGGGTAGCCATTGCCAAAGCCGTAGAAACAGCTACCCGCTCATCTGCAACATGGATTGACATGCTTGCTGCGATAGGTACTGTAGTGGCATCTGTAACTACTGTTATGGGAAAGGCTATGAAATCGGTGAAAAGTGCTAAATTTGCACAAGGAGGTAAAGTTGAAGGGCCAGGTTCCGGTACAAGCGATTCCATACCTGCTATGTTGTCCAACGGTGAAAGTGTAATGACGGCTGCTGCAACCTCGATGTTTGCTCCGTTATTGTCGGCTTTCAATCAGATAGGAGGAGGTATTCCCATTAATGTAACAGCTTCTTCCAATCAGGCGTTAGGAGAGGACATGCTGGCCAAAGCTGTTGCAAAAGGTATGATGATGGCGCCTGCTCCGGTGGTTTCTGTGGAAGAGTTTACCTCTGTTGCTAATAGGGTTAAGTACGTTGAAAATCTTGGTAGTATATGAAAGCATATGAACTATTGATATTGAATAAGAGTCTTCTTCAAATGATGGGGGATGCTTCGCTTGATGTCGGGGATGTGAAATATATTCCCGTGTATCAAGAATATGTCCGTCTGTCAAAGGAGGGACATAAAAAGACTTATATCATGCAATATTTATCCGATGAGTATAATATTGCGGAAAGGACAATTTATCGGATAATAGATAAGTTCTCAAGTAAGGTGGATGTTTAGGGGGGGCGGAATTATTCCGCTCTTTTTTTGTTTTGAAAAAGTTGCTGACAAAGCGTGTCAGTGGAATAGACTTCTTATTTTCTTCAAGCCGTATCATGTTTTCTACCTTTGTTACAAACAATTATGTGATATGGCTAAATTATACATTAACAAGGACATTGTAGCTGATAAGGATAAAATGGAAAATTGGTATTTGACCGGTGACGAGGGGCTTTCGTTTCCGGATATCCAATACTTCCTTTCATGGCTTGACCCGGCTGACCCTAAAATTGACATTGAAATCCATTCGTGCGGCGGTGATACGGTTGAGGGGTATGCTATTTATGATGCATTACGTGCGTCGGGCAAGGAAATATCTTGTACCGTTGTTGGACGATGTGCTTCTATGGCTACCATCATTTTGCTTTCTGCTCCACTTGAACGCAGAAAAGCTTATCCTCATGCAAAGTTTCTCATCCACAAACCATATTTGGCAAGATATGATGATTTATTGGACCTTGAAACTATAGAATCCATCAAGTCAAGTCTGGAAGCGGAAAAGGATAAGATGATGGCTGTATATGTTGAACGGACAGGAGTTGAATCGACCATTTTGGAGGTCCAGATGAACAAGGAGGCATGGTTTGGCGGTGAGGTTGCAAAACAACTTGGATTTATATCTGATGTTCTTATACCGACTACAGCAAAAGGAACTGATTATAAACTTAATAGTGAGAAAATGAACAAAGAGAAACAAGTAACGGTAAAGCAATCTATCATTGACAGACTGCTTGCGAAATGTGGCTACCAGAAGATAGAAGACATTCCGGTAGTATCTATGGAACTGACAGATGCCGAAGGTAATACACTGACGGTGGAACGTGAAGAAGGAGAACCGCAGGTGGGAGATGCGGCATCCCCCGATGGCGAGCATGTTATGCCCGATGGTAAGACTATCATTGTAACAGACGGAGTGATTACAGAAATCAAAGACCCGGAAGAAGCAAACGGTGACGAGGAGATTGAAGCTTTAAAGGCGCGCATTGAAGAACTTGAAGAGGAAAATGCGGCATTGAAAACCAATGCCCGTACAGTTGAGGACAATAAGATACTGAATGCTGTAAAGATGGCAGGAGGTGAGAATTGGCTAGCAAAACATTGTTCAACCTATAGAGTCTCTTTGCGTACCCAATCCTTCAAGAATACTGTTGAGACACAAGCAAGTGCAGAGGAGACACCTATTCAAAGAAAGTTGAGAGAGGAAAGGGAGAAGAGAACTAAAAAGTAAAGAAAGGAGAATTGAGTATGCCTATTTTAGATTTTTCAAAATTGACGCCAGACAATCAGGCGGTGAAGGATTTGAAAGACTTGATTGAACTGACAGTCTTTCAAAATGAGGATATGGAGCGTTTTATGACGTTCATGCCTAAAGTGACCAATGGCAAGAAAGTTGGCTTCATCGGTGAGATGGAGGATGTAGGTATCGCAGGTGCCGGATGTGACCCTGAATATCAAAAAGTGGCTATCGCTGCCGCCCAGAAAGTATGGGAAATTGGCGACTGGCAAGTTCCGTTGGAAATGTGCTATGAGGATTTGGAAAATACTATTGCAAAGTACTGCTTGAAGACCGGTACCAATATTGCGGACCTTACTTCTACTGAATATATGGATGGGATTGTCCTTCCAAAACTGACGGAAGCAATGATGAAAATGTTATGGCGCTTCACTTGGTTTGGAGACAAGGATGCCGCTAATATTGACGGTTCCGGTCAAATTACGGATGGATTGAATGTAGAATTGTTCAAGACATGTGACGGTTTCTTTAAACGCCTGTTTGCCATATGTGCAGAGAATTCCGGTCAGCATACCGTTATATCAGCCAACTCTGAAGCATCTTATGCTTTGCAGAAGTCCAAGATGAAAGAATTGGGGGCTGCTACATCTGTGTTTGACACGATGCTTGAAGATGCGGATAGCCGTATTTTCCAGAAGTCCGGACATGCAATTTTTGCTACAAAATCATTATGTGATTCTTTGTCACGTGATGTGAGGGAGAAATATAAGGTTATTATGCCTTGGACGGTCATTTTTGACGGCCTTGAAGTAGGAGAGTATGACGGCGTTACGGTCGTAAAATGTTCTATTTGGGATAGATTTATTCAAGCGTATCAGAACGATAAAACGAAACTGAACCTTCCTCACCGTGCGGTTCTATGTTCTCCGGACAATTTAATGTACGGTTGTGAAGGAGATAACCCGATATCTGACCTTGATATCTGGTTTGAAAGAAAACCCCGTAAGAATTATATCTATTCTACTGGTAAACTCGGTTCTATGATTGGCGAGGACAACTTGGTGCAAGTAGCATATTGACAAAAGGAGGTATTCTATGGGAGTATGTGATGATATTTTAAAGAAAGATATTGTTCCGTCGTGTGATGATCCAGTAGTACAAGGATTGGAGCAGGAAGGGGTAATAATGAATCGTGCGGATGTGGACTTTGCAGCCACAGTATTCAATTCTACAAAAAAGAATGTGATTGAAACGCTGGCTATGAAAACCGGGAAGAAGGCTTATAAGGTTGTTGTTCCTGGTAAAAATCCATTTACGGGTACAAAGACCTCATTAGTGGCTGGCACATATCGTAGTTCGTTTACCAATACTGTCGCGATTGTGATATTGGCAAACGACCCGGATGTATGCGCTGATGTTATTGACGGATTGGCTAACGGTACCTATGTTGTGGTGTTGGAGAATAAATATAAGGGTTTACAGAAAGAAGGAAACCCTGGTGATGCCGCTTTTCAGGTGTATGGTTACTACCAAGGGCTTACAGCTACAGCTATCGACAACGATAAGTATAGCGAGGATACTGAAGGTGGATGGGCTGTTACCTTGGAAGAGCAGAAAACGCCTAAATCTGCATTATTCTTGTTCAAGACGAGTTATGAAGCAACTAAGACTGCTGTCAACACTTTGACGGCTGAACCGGCAGCATAGGAGGGAATATGCTTGTCTTGGAGATGGTTGATAAGTTGAAGAGATTGGGGGATAAGGTCTCCCTTTCTTCTTCTGATAAATCAGACATTGAACTGATGTTTCATGAAGTTCTTGGTAGGACATTTACCAAGACCTCATGTGGTGATTGCTATCGTGACGCTGTGATTGAAATGTATTCGTACTTAAAAAGATATGGAAAAATGAAAGAAAAATCAAGTTATGCATTGAAAAATGGTGTATTGCTCCAAGTAGGCTTTGGAAGTAGTGAAATGTACACCAACAACAATCTTACTGACGAAGCGGCAGAAAGGTATCTTGCGGAAAATCCTAAAGGGATAGTCTTTTTTGCTTCAACGCCTTCCGATTGGGAGAAAAGGGTTGAAAGACGGATGAGTCCTGCTTTACCATTGGATGAAACTTTGGTTTCAGAATTGGTGAAAGCCTTTGAAGTGGAAGGTGCTACTTCTGAGTTTGTGAGAGATGCGTTCAAGACTTATAAACTGAACGGGAAGAAAGTTACAGCTAAAGTATTGGATGCTCATATTAAAGAGGCTCAATCTGTAGTTGACTCTAAGCAGACTATAGAAGCCGTAGAAACGGTGAAATAAAGAATAACCTCACGGAACGATGAATGTAAATGAATTAAAGAAGAAGAGTAATAGGCGTGTTGACACGGGCTATTTACGTAATCTTGGCATCCAAAGCTACGGTGATGATAATTTATATCCCCAACATCTAAGAAATATCATCGCTGCGAGTTCAACGGGTAGCGAATGTGCAGAACGTTATGCCAATTTCATAGAGGGAAATGGGTTTCGTGAGGTTGCTTTTTCTGAATATGTGGTTAACCGCCGTGGAGATACGGCAGATGACATCCATGCTTTCGTCTGCAAGGATGTTGCTGATTACGATGGGATGGCGATACATGTTAATTATAATATGTTCGCAGATATAGTGGAAGTACAGCACATCCCCTTTGAAAATTGCCGTTTGTTGGAGGAGGATGAATCCGGATATATCGCAAAAATCGCAGTTCATCCGGATTGGACAGGAAAGAAAACCCGTCAGGGAAAAGCCATAAAGGTAATACCAGAAAATGTGGAGTTTATAGATGTATTTAATCCACGTAAGGAGGTGGTCTATGCGCAAATTCGGGCTGCCGGAGGGATTGAAAACTATAAGGGGCAGATACTATGGATTAGCAACACAGGGAAATTCGTGTATCCTATCGGAAGAGCTGACCGTGTGATTACGGAAATGAGTACGGATGAGGGATTAGCCAATGTGAAGTATCGTAATGTGCGTTGTAACTTCATGCCTTCCGGGATGATAATTACAAAGAAAGGTGCTTCTTCGGTACGTTTTGATGAAAACGGAAATCCTATAAAAGAGGATAGGACTAATGAAGATACTGGTTTTTCTGATACTATCGTGCAATTACAAGGAGACACCAATGCGACAAAGGTCTTAGAGGTAACCTTGGAATCTGATGAAGAAAAACCGGAGTTTGTGGATATTAGTCCTAAAAATTATGATAAGGAGTTTACCGTTACTGATGCCAGTGTGGTTGAACGTATTTATTCGGCTTTCGGGCAGGAGCCTTGGTATTGTATCCGGATTGGTAAGGTTGGTTTTTCTGGGGATATATTGGAAGATGCTTTTGAATACTATAACTCTATTGTGTCAAAGCAACAACGCATGATTGAACGGGCTTTTCAGAAAATTTTTGCGCATTGGTATGAACCTCTCAATCCTTCCAATGACTTTAGTGTACAACCTCTTAAATATATAAGAAATGCTGCGATGTCTAATAACAACAGATGAGGTCTATAAGTTGGCTCGTACGATGTCAATACACATCGATACGGAAAAGATAGAGGCATATATTCGGGAGTCGGAGAACATTGATTTGAAGTCAGCTTTGGGTGATGCTTTATTCTTAGATGTGAAAGAACATCCGGAAAATTATAGTGAGTTGCTTAATGGTAGTTCTTATACCATAGAATGTGGAGGCAAACGTTCCTTTGTAGGGCTGAAAACGACATTGGCATATTATACCTATGCTCGTATCGTGAAAAATGGAGATGGAAATGTCACCCGTTTTGGATTTGTCAATAAAGATAACGAATATTCATCGCGTTCTGATTTTAAGGAGAAACTTATGGCTTATAATGATGCTTTCTCTGTTGCTGATAGGTATATGAAAGAATGTGTTCGGTATTTGAATGATAATAAAAAAGACTTTCCGCTGTATAGGGGAAGTGGAGGGATTAATGCTAATCGTGTAACTTTTAGAGTACTTGGTGAATAATGCCTGATACACTTGACATATTAAGGAAACTTGCTCTACAGATAAGGAACGCCTCTTCTGAGGGAGAGAATACCGCAGAGAGGGTTGGACGGACATTTATTGGCATTCTTGAACTCATTCAACAAGGAATGAGCATCGAAGAATTATCAAAGGTGTTCCTTCGAAAAGACCAGGCTGACGGCACCCCCTTCCCCATAACCTTCGGAGATTGGGTCAAGTTCGGCGAGTTTATCACCGGTATTTCCGGAGGTTGTATCGATAAGAATGGCATCCTTGAAATGGAAGAGGGCATTTTCCGCAAACGTCTGTTTGTTCCGGAGATTGCCTATAACCGTGTGACCTATTTCAAAGGCAGAATGTGCGCCTCTCCCGGAGGCGGATGTACGGTCAAGGAATGGAGCGACAACGGTGACGGCAGCTACACCATAACTCCTGACCTGACCGATGCCGACGGGCTGAGCCAGTTTGTGGATGACATTCTGACTACTTACTTCGTCACCAAGAACGCCGAAGGCAAGCTGCAGGGTTTCGAGGAGATGAAGTTCCGGGTGACTTCCGCAGACTATACAGCCAAGACATTCGTCATGACACCCAAGCCGGGTACTGACTGGAAGCCGGGTGATGCGATGGTATTGGCGCAGACGGGTAACTTTACGGATGAGGATAGACAGACGTACATCCTTATCGATACGGTGGGCGGCAACAACTGCATCACTTTCTTTGACCACGCCAATACATGGGATGTCGAGCCGGCACAAGAGATGTCGTGGATTGGCAAGAAGAAAGGCAGAACAGTTCACGGCATTCCGGCCGACAACTACTCGGCTGTTTTTCGCCACGTCATCATGTCCGGCAAGATATTCCAGGTGGATGACATCACCGGCGAGGCTTTCCGGGTGCCGCTATTCAAGGGGACGTGGAAAAAGGGTGAGAAGTATGCCTATTACGATGAGGTGACGCATAACGGCAGCTCCTGGATATGTGTCAATGAGAAAGGCACGTCTACAGAACCGGCAGACGGCAATGCTGATTGGTTGAAATATGCGGCAAAGGGAGAAAGCGGCAAGGGTATCAAGTCTACCGATGTGGAATACGCGATATCGGTGTCTAATGTCATTGCCCCGGTGGACGGTTGGCAGACTACCTCCCCTGAATGGGAAGCCGGCAAGTATATCTGGTCGCGGACGAAGATTGTCTATTCTGATGGCGAAGTCAAGTACACACAAGCGGCTTGTATCAGTGGTGGGCAGGGAGCTGACGGCAAGGGCATCAAGTCCATTACCGAAGAATACTACCTTTCCTCTTCATCGGCCACCACAACCGGAGGCGAGTGGCAGACTACCTCTCCGGCGTGGAAAAACGGATGGTATATCTGGACCCGGACAAGGATAGTCTTTACTGACGGTACTTCCACCACAACGAACGCCATCTGTGTGACTGGCAGCAAGGGTGCAGACGGTACAAGCATCACCAATTGCGGTGACTGGCAGACCAGCAAGCATATACCTTACATGGGTATTACCAAGATGGCCGGACGTGTGTTTTTATGTGTCGCTCCTGATGGTACCGACAATCCTCCGATGTGGACTCAGACGACCAATGAGGGGCGCCGTATCCTGCAGACGCAGAACGGTGGAAAGAGCTACGGTTATACCATTACCGGGGACTTGAATACGGCTGAATATGAACTGCTGGTGGAGAACGGCCAGGACGGGCGTGACGGTAGGGATTATGAGTGGATATTCAAACATACGACAGAGAATGTGACGCCTCCTACGCCAGCCACCTCGCAGGTGGATGACTACGTGCCGTCCGGCTGGCATGATGACCCAATTGGTGTCAGCGAGAGCCTGCCATACGAGTGGGCTTGTTGCCGCACGAAGAAGGACGGTGTATGGAGTGCGTTTTCACCGGCAGCCATCTGGGCCAAGTGGGGCTTTGACGGTGAGTCGGCCATTGTAGCCGATTTCGACAACGAGATGGAGAGTGTAGCGTTGACATACGAAGGAAAGACTGTTTCGCAATTCGTACTCAATACAACCGTCGGCATGTGGTATGGTACGAAGAAACTACAGCTCAAGTCCATCTCATGCGTGACCCCTGCCGGTGTGACGGAGAGCTACAATGTCAATACGGGTGTGATAGCGTTTACCGTGGCTTCCGGCATTTCGATGCCTGCACGCTCAGAGGTTAGGATAACCGTTACGGCTACGGTACAGGATACGGATATAAGCCGTGAGTTGGTGTTCACCATTACCGGTGTGCGTGCCGGTAATCCGGGCAGTGATGCGATACTCTATAGGCTGGTGCCTTCCGTATCTTCAGTAAGCAAGCGGAAGGATGGTACCTACAGTGTGGCAAGCGTGTCATGCACACGCACCAAGTCTGTAGGCGGTACCACTTCCATCACGACGGATGGCGTACTGAAATACAGCAAGGACGGAGGCGCAGAGGTCGAGATACAGAACGGCACGGCCATTTCCCCGAAGAACTTCACGACGCAGCTGCAGTTCGTGTTCTACGTGGGTGGGCAGGTCGTGGACCGGGAAACTATACCCATGGTTGTGGACGGCAACGACGGTAATCCAGGAAAACCTGGCGGTGACGGCGAATCCGTCAAGGCTGGCGGTGAGTGGCGCACGGCTAATACTCCATACAAAAAGCTCACCATCTGTACGATGGGGAGTCGCTCCTGGCTCTCAAAGGTTGACACTTCGAATCCACCTCTATGGACTCAGACAACTCATGACGGGAGGCGAATCACTCAGACCCAGAACGGCGGCAAGTCCTACGGTTATATTATTACCGAAGAAGTGAACACCGACGAATGGGAACAACTGACATCAGACGGCGGCATGGTCTATCTCATCAGTACATGCAGCAATATACGGGTGAGCAATGCCGGTTCGCTTGTTCCTTCAGCTTTCCGCGTCTATGCCAAGCGGACGCTTGGTAGCGCCACATTGACTTATCCGGACGGATATCTGGCCGCACGGGGGTACAGCAACGGGATATGGAGCGCCATCACAGGGCCTTCGAGGGCTTCCGAGATTACGGTCAACGCTTCTGCAGGGTATTCAACGTTTTCAGTCCGCTGTTATCAGAGCCAGGCGGACGCTTCGGCATGGAATGACAGTTTCATTGCGGAGATATCAGTGGGTGTCAGCTATGACGGAGCAAGCGGACGAGACGCCAGCGAGCCGCGTCCGAGAGGTTTTTTCGCCAAAGGCAACACATATGTCTGGAATGAAGATTACCATGACATCGTACTGGCCACATTCAACAATCGAACCATTCCGTTTCGGGTACGGGCTTACGGTACGTCGGTCACTGTCGCACCTACCTCGATAGACGGTGATGCTAATTGGGAGGCGGCACAGCAGTATATGTTTGTGGCTATGGATATGGCTTTAGCGAGAAAGATACGTGCCGATGAAATCTATGTGGATGATTTGGTGGTACAGAATGTGCTGGCAAGGGATAAGAATGGAAATGTCACTTGTAGCATTGATGGTGAGACTGGAGAAGTCAATGTTCAAGGAAAAATTACAGCGACAGCGGCATTCATAAAGATACATGGGTTTAGTTCCAATGAAGGCTACTTTTACCTGAACCCCAATTTTGGTTCGGATTTTGGCAATGGGCGTCCCAGCAGAATAGGCCAAAGTGAATACATGCTTCCCAGCTCTGCCCAATGTGTGGGTATGAAAATATCCTTGATCATATATAATAATTCTTCAGGGAGCACATATGGCTATGTGTCAGTTGTGACATCGGACGGATTTAATGATATGGAGTTGGTTGACGGTCAATTCCATTATTGCAATAAGGCTCATATCACAGATCCTGGTGTTTATGAATTCATATCATTGGGAGGAGTCTGGATTTCAACCAATAAAAATGGCATTTCGTATTCGTATGCTGATTTGGGTGACCATGATTACGAAAACCCGGTTAATTAACAAACTAATATAAATGGAAAGATGTATGAAAGTTTTTTATGAAAGCAAGACAGTTATCTTGATGTGAGAACTCTTTTTGAGTTCTTCAGATATTATGGAAAAATTTGATTTATAATTTACAAAACGAGACTAAAAACAAAATGTTAAATCGGGTAATATTTCCAGGTGGAAATTATGCCCCTTAAATGTATTAAGTATGGCAGAGAAGCAAGATATTAGGGAAGACCAGA